ACCTCTTGGTTTTTTCCATCAATGATTTGAATAGAGTTCATGATAGCGCCATAGATTGCTTTATCACGACACCATTTCTCTGATTCAGTTATGAGGTATTCTGTATCGATATCAGACTTGACTGAAATTTCTTGAATTAAGTCATATGCCTGAGTAAGTGTTTCATCTGGAGCTGAAACCTTTTCGATTTCAATCTCCAACACTCTACTCGTAGGAAGCTTATTATGATCACGAACAAAGTCTGTAATTAAATCAAATACAATCTTATGTTGACCATCAAAATATTCTTTCTTCAGGTAAGGTACTACTCTTCTGCAAAAATCTTCATTATTGAGAAGGTGATTGAGTATATGTGTTGGGATTTCATTCTTCAACTTGTGAACTGCCTTCTAAGTCATCTTTACTATTAATAATATGTGATAAAATATCACCTAAGTAATTCTTAAAGTTTTCATCAGCTTCCAGCTGATCAGGTTGAAACTTTCCAGACTCATTAATCTGATACGAAAAAGCAAGCGTAGCAATTGCAGCTTCTTTATTCTCTTTAATTGTTACTTTACCATAAGTGATAACAACATCTTTCCATTCGCCACTTTTTAATTTAACACCATAAAAATCGGATAAATTGCTTTCGACAAAGGTATAATCATTTTCAGATATATCTTTATTATAACTCATTTTCGCCCTCTTGTACACTGTTTTTTTCGTTAGCTTGCTTAGCACCAATTTGATACTTTTCAATTAAGTAAGTTTTAAAGTCAGTATCTTTAAAGATTGGTTCCCAGAACTCTTGTTTTAGAGTTTCCTTTTCTCTAACTTTTGGCTGCACCAACTCGCCGGTAACGCGATCAACGCGACAATACCAGCCGTTACTAGGCTTAGCAACATAGCCACCATCAAGAGCAACGTCAAGCAACCCTGAATAACTTTCAATACCGCCGTCCCAAGAAACTTGGATAGGCACTTTAGATTTTTCTTTAACAAACCTTGATTTCTCCACATTAATGACAAAGTCATAACCAGTCACTTCAGTACCAGTTTTATTTTGTCGACGGCCTAAGATCCAGATATTATCGGCTGAGTAATAGATACCTGTACCGCCTGAAACAACTGCCTTAGGAAATAATCCAATCTCTTGATATGTATGGTTAATAGCTAACAACGGAATGTTGCGCATTGTAAGATATGGTGTTACCATACGGAATAAACCTTTAAGAGCTTTAGCACGAGACATATCAGCAACTGATTTCTCATTCAAAGCATCTTCCAATTCTTTCTTAGAAGCAAGGTTACCAATTGAATCGATTACTACAATAACATTATCTTTACGCTCAATGTTATCTAACTGACCAACAAGATCAAACTTAAGTTGTTCAACATCAACAATTGGAGTATGTAGTACTCGACTTGTATCGATACCAAATGTTTCGAAGTATGATTGTGGTGAACCAAACTCGGAATCATAGAATAACAATACTGCATCTTCGTGTTTCTTTAGATACGCTGCAGCCATCAATAAAGCAAATGATGTTTTAAAGTGCTTTGATGGACCAGCAAGTACAGTAAGACCTGATGATAGACCACCATCTGGATCGCCTGACAAAGCAACATTGACCATTGGTACATCAGTCGCTGCTTGCTCTTTCTTAGAAAAGAATATACTCTTATCAAGTACTTGTGTTTCCTTGATTTTGGAGTTCTTCTTTAATCTATCCATTATACTCATATTAATACTTCCTATTTTTACGTTGGTTCATAATATTCTCAGAGTTTAATCTACTCTGACGCTTTAACGCTTCTTTCTTTTTACGCTTGCGTTTTGCAGTAGGCTTTTCGTAAAATTCTTTTTCTCGTACTTTCTGCAGAATACCTGCTTCTTCAACGAGCTTACTAAATTTGCGTAAAGCTACATCGAATGGTATTGGCTTTTTACTTTTGTTTTTCGGTTGTAAACATACACTAGGCATTTCGGTTTTCCTTTGTTTTCATTTCTTTTTCCAGTTAATATTTAGATTATATTATAACATAAAACTATCTAATTGTACACAGTTTTTTTCGTAGTCATAGGTTCGTTTCTTATTATCTTCTACTAAGAACTTTGTTTCAACTGATTCTACTCCATTACCTTCAAGCCACTTCTTAATCATACGTGCTGGATGCTCTGCAGTTGTAACAGGAACATTCTGACATATATGATTAAGATTAGCTTTAGGATTAATCAGATTAAAATCGTTTGGAAGCTTCATAATTGACATTGCTTCCCGTACAGTTAGATATCGATCTTCGTCAGGGTGACATAGATTTGTTGGGAAATGACCAACGAAAGCACCAATAAAATCTTTTGGTATTTCCGTCGTCTTACGCATAATGTTACCACCAGCTTTTAGTTTATGATACTTACGATCACACTTAGCAGCTTCATTGTCGTAACCTTGTTCACGCATCCATTGAGCAACAACTCTATAGTTGGTATGCTTTTCTATTTCATCCATTGGATTAGTAGTCTTTTCGATCTTATCTTGAAATTCGGAATGTGTAATACCACCCTCGATTACTTCAAGCACATATCGATAGTAAGGATTCTCTGATGGGATTCTTTCATTAGTAAGTATATTCATCGGATCATCTTCACGTCTTTCAATTGAACGGATATGATCTTCGATACGAGTGTGCGGATTCGAGACGTAACCAAGGAGTGGCACTTGTGTTCCTTTCCAGAAAAAGTAGAAAGTTCTGTCTCGAACTTGCGATAAACCATGTAATATGCTCTTAGTTTTATATATAGAAAACGTGTACCCATGCTCCTCAGCAATCTTACGTAATTTTCTTACTGTTGGTTCACCCATTTTTGATGCAAGTCGTGGAGCATTCTCTCCCCAGAATACTTTCGGTTTAATATTACCAAGTACATATTTCGCTGATTCTGACATCCAATCATTCGTAGCGCTATTAGCATTAGCTTGTGGAGATAACGAAGAAAGACCAGCACATGGACATACAGTATTGACTACGTCAACATAGTCTGTTCTTCCGTTACCCTCATCAATCACATGATAGGGTACTTCGTTATTATAATGATTCAGAATCTGAGAATCATTGCTGGCAAACGCACTATATGATAGAATGTATTCAGGACGTTTCCCAAACACATTTTCCATTGCAATTGTTTCTCCACCGATCAGCGGAACTATACTTGCGTATTTCATTTTGTCTTATCCTTGATATATTCTAAGATATCGTATTTTGGAACCCAGCCGGTGAGAGCTTGAATACTTCTCATATCAGCTGTATTATCATGAGCTTCACATTCATCGCCTTTACGAGTTGGTATATCCGGATAGCCGGCCAGAGCACCGAGGCCTGAAACAACAACTCCATTACCAGTACCGATATCGTAAGCTGGCTTAATATAATTTAAACGTAAGTCATGATCCATCAACTCAATCATAATATCAACTACATCATCAACATGTACAAAATCACGAATATGATCTGTAAGGTAACTTACTCGGCCTTCGATTAATCGACCAATTAACATTTCATCACGAGCACCATCACCGTAAACTGTTGTAAATCGTAATCCTACTTGGTTGGGAAATGCTGTTTCTTCATTTACTTTTTTACTCATTCCGTACGGAGACAATTGCCAATCGTGTATACAAGATGATGAAGCATATATTAAAGGTATCTCATAGAAGTCACAAAACTTTTGAATCTCTGTTGTTCTCGTTACATTGTTATCCCAATACTTTTGAGGTTCATTAATACTTTCTCTTACATCTGCGTAAGCAGCAAGATGAATAACATAGTCAATATGCTCTGTTTGACCTTTTGATACACATGTAAAATCTTTAAGTGGCTTATTAATCTTCTCATCCCACTCGTCAATCTCATGACCTAATGCCATAAGTCGATCCATTACATGACTTCCAATAAACCCTCTTGATCCTGTAATTGCTATTCTCATTTTAAAAACCTCTTAGCTGTGGCAAGTGCGGAAGAGATTGCTTGGTGCATATCAACATAGACATACATTCCGCATCGACCAATAAACGTCATGCGATCAGTATCAACCATCTCTTTGTATTTTTTATATGTTTCTCTATTTACACCATCTACGTCTTTGACTGGATAATATCTTTCTTTATTATTATCTTTATAATCGCATGGCTCTTCATATGTTAAAACAGTATGTGTATTTGAATCACCGTGATTAGGAATATTCTTCCACTCAGTTACTCGAGTATATGGACCATTGTGAGTAAAGTTAACAGTAGCAGTTGGTAGAACCTTAGCCATCGGTAAAGATACATTATGAAACTTGATAGAACGATACGGTAACTCACCATGTTTGTAATTAAAGTATTGATCTATCGGCATTGAGTTAAACACATGATCATACTTATTTTCCATTGAAGTAGTAAACTTTGTACCAGTAAAGACCTTAATATACTTATGCTTAAATATATTCTCAAAGATTTTAGTGTAACCATCTTTAGGCATCATTTGATATTCGTCATTTGGAAAGTATAGTTCGTTGTCATCATCGCGTGTAGGAATACGATTAATAATAGACGGATCGAGTTCATCTAAAGTCTTACCCCACATCTTGAGAGTATAAGGTCTAAAGAACGTATCAAGAATATTTTCTTCTCCTACAATCTCTTTTGTTTCCTTATTGACTGGTAGAGTAACATAGGTTCCATCATCCAATTGAGCTTTTACTTTATGCTGATAATCAACCCATTCAGTAAATTGAGATAGCCAATCAACTACTTCTTTATTATTAGTATGAAATAGATGAGGACCGTATTTGTGTATACGAATACCTTTACATTCATAATCATAAGCATTACCACCAATATGATTACGTTGATCTATAACTGTAACTTTATGGCCTGCTTCTGCAAGCTCTCGTGCAATTACGGCGCCAGAAAAACCAGCGCCAACGATT